TAGAAGATCGAAGCAATATCTGCACTATTTTTCCGGAAAGTCTCAAATGGTCGAGATTACGTTTCATGGATTCCAGACCCAGGCAAATGTACTGAAGCGCGTTGGATATTTCTCAAGCAGCTCAGGATCGCCCTACAATTCAGACAAAGACGGATTCTGGATCGAGGACGATGGCTCCACTAAGCGGATCGTCGTTTCCAATTTCGGAGCTGAGACGTTTAACATTCCGATGGAAGATTGGCACAATGCTGCGGCAGCTCAGGCTTACGATTGGTCAAAGTTCACGGTGATAGTATTTGATTTCCTGTGGCTCGGAGGCGCTACGCTTCGTGTTTTCCTTAAAACGGATGCTGGATTTGTTTTGCTTCATACGCTCGGGCAGGCCGGCAACGGAACCGGGACATTTACCAGGAGCCCAAATCAGTGCGTAAGATGCGAGATTCGAAGCACAACTGGCAGCGGATCATTTACGTATATTTGCTCTCAGGTTAGCACAGAGGGGAGCACAGATGAGGCAGGGAAGAGCCTCTGCACGCCTATCCAAACATCTGGGATTTTGCTAGCGTTACTAGGGACCACGTATCTGATGAAAGCGGTCAGGTTAAAGGCGCAAAGAATGATTTATTGGAGGCGTTAGAAACTGCCAGCGCAGCGCAAGAAAATCCGCTAACCATTGTGATTAGCACACAGGCTGCTACTGATGGCGATTTTCTATCAATCATGATCGATGATGCGCTAACAGGTGCAGACCCTACGATTAAATGCAAAGTTTACCAAGTTGATAAAGATGCAGACGTATTTGATTTGGAAGTGTTAGCCAAAGCGCAACCAAACTGGCATTTAATGAATCACGAAGAAGTTTATAAGATGGCGCGTGATGCACAGCGTATGCCAAGCAAAGAAGCTGGCTTTCGTAACCTAGTAGCCAATCAGCGTGTCGAGGCTAAGAGCCCATTCATTACTCGTTCTATATGGCTAGAGAATGGCACAGCACCCAGCAAGCTAGAAGGTAAGGCTGTATTTGGTGGCTTAGACTTATCAAGTGTCAGCGATTTAACGGCATTAGTCCTTGTCAGTGAAGATAACGACATTGAGTCAACATTTTGGCTGCCAGAAGAAGGCTTAGTCGAAAAATCACACAATGACAGAGTGCCTTACGACATTTGGGCTAAAGAAGGCTATTTAAACACTACTTATGGTCGGTCTATCGAATACGAGTTTATTGCAGCCCATTTGCGCGAAGTTTTCGACAAGTACAACATTCAGGCGTTAGCGTTCGACAGATACAACATGAAATTCTTAAAGCCGTGGCTAGAACGCGCTGGCTTTACCGAAGATGAACTAGCTAAGTTTATAGAGTTTGGTCAAGGCTTCATCTCAATGAGTCCAGCTATACGCGAACTTGAATCACGACTACTGCAAAGCCAACTGAAACATGGCAACCATCCAGTGCTAACAATGTGCGCGGCTAATGCAATCACGATTAGCGACCCTGCTGGCAACCGTAAATTTGTAAAGAGCAAGTCAACTGGTCGTATTGATGGCATGGTTGCGCTAGCTATGGCTATTGGCGTATTAAACGAGTCAGTCATTGACAATAATATTAACGATTTTATTTTTGAGCCTATTATCGGATGAATAAATTTTTCACAATCTTTGGCGGTCTATTCCGATTTGGGAATAATGCGCTAGCTGAGAGTACAGGCTCACAGACAGGCACGCCATCGACTGCGTTAATTGAAGATGTGCCAAATACTACGGTAGACGGTGCCTTGCAAATATCTACCGTATGGCTGGCTGCAGAAATCATTAGTAAGACTATCAGCACCTTGCCATTATTCGTTTACGAGAACAAAAACGGCAATAGAACTCTAGCGCGTGACTCTAACCTCTGGGCGCTGTTGTACGAAAGCCCAAACAGCCGCATGACCAGCTCTGAATTTTGGGGCGCAATGATACTTAACTACTTATTTAAAGGTAATGGCTACGCACGAATTGAACGTGATGCTAAAGGCGAAGCTTACGCTTTACACCCTATGCCAGCGGATCAGGTAGAAATGAAGGTGCTAGATGACGGTTCAGTCGTTTACGGCTACAGAATCGGCTCTGATATAGCTATTTTAGCCTCAATTAACGTATTACACATTAAAGAGATGGGTAACGGCAATATCGGCTTATCTCGCATAGATTACATGAAGCCGACACTAGGCGAGGCGCGTAACTCACAAAATGCAGCTAATAAGCTATTCGCTAACGGTGGTAAGCCTACAGGCGTGCTGATGTTGGACAGCGTTCTATCAAAAGAACAACGTCAAGCCTTGCAAAGCAATTTTGCAGACATGGCAACTGGCACAACATCACGGCTTTATGTACTAGAAGCGAACATGAAGTATCAGCAAATCAATCTGTCACCAGAAGATATGCAATTGCTATCTACTCGACAGTTCACAGTGCAAGAGATTGGTCGCTGGTTTGGCGTTCCTTCAATTCTGCTTAACCAAACAGAAGGCACGACTACGCTCGGCAGTTCAAGCGGTGAGATTATCGAATCATTCTACAAGCTGAAAATACGCCCTATGTTGGTGAATATCGAGCAAGCACTACGCAAACGCGTATTAACAAGCGGTCAACGTGCGCGATACAGCGTTGAATTCGGCTTTGACGCGCTTTTACGCTCTAACTTGAAGGATAGGATGGAAATCTATGCTAAAGCTGTCCAAAACGGTATCAAGACCCGTAACGAGTGCAGGCAATTAGAGAATGACGCGCCTATTGATGGTGGTGATGCTCTAACGGTACAAAGTAACCTAATACCAGTAAGTATGCTCGGAAAAATAACAACAACAGCCTCAATGAACTAAGGAATGACAATGGAACGCAAATCAGTATCACTATTAGACTTTGATGTTAAGTTTGCTAACGAAAGTGGCAAGTTTAGTGGCTACGCTTCGGTTTGGGGTGGTGTTGATAGCTACGGCGACACAATCTTAAAAGGCGCTTACAAAGAAACGCTAGTAAAAAACGGTATGCCGAAGATGTTCATCATGCACAAATCGTATGAGCTACCAATTGGCAAGTGGTTATCTGCCAAAGAAGATGATAAAGGCTTGTTTGTTGAGGGCGAATTAACGCCAAACATGGCGATGTCAAACGAAGTTTACGCCGCTATGAAGCATGGCACTATTGATGGCTTATCTATTGGATACGCGCTTAAAAAGGGTGATTACACGCCATCTGACACTGTAGAAGGCGGTCGCATCATTAAGAAAATAGCAATACTGGCTGAAATATCGCCTGTCACGTTCCCTGCTGATGGTAATGCTCGCATTGACTTAACGTCAGTAAAAAGCACCATTGAGGAACTAGACACAATAAGAGATTTTGAAGGCTTTCTGAGGGATTCAGGGAACTTTTCTAAAAGCGTGGTTGAGTTATTGATTACACGCGCCAAGCTAATTTTTGGACAAGGGGAACTTGTTAAAACTGGCATTGATGAAGAAGCAATCAGTAAATTAGTAGAACGATTAGATCAATTTAAAACTTAACAAACAACCAAACACAACAAGCTCACTTCGGTGGGCTTTTTTTTCGCCTAAAGGAATAGAAATGAAATCATTTAAAAGCATTATCGGCAGTTTACTTTTCTCTCATATGAAAAATATGGGCTTTGTATTTTTTGATTCAGATACAGCATTAGACCCAGTTTTTAAACGCTTAGACACTATCGAAGCAAACTTGAAAGCCGAATCAGACAAAGCCAGCTTAGAAGTTAAAGCACTTGGTAAAGTATCAACAGATACACAAACTGCTTTAGATAACATCGGTATCAAACAACGTGAATTAGCAGACGAATTGCTACAAATCAAACAACGTCAATCAGCACCAAAAGAAGAAGATAAACCAGCGTTATCATGGGGTGAGCAATTCGTTAAATCTGCGAACTACACAGACAAACTAGGCGCGTTATCTTCTAATATGAAGTTCGGCAATATCGGCTTTGAAGTTAAAAATACATTAGTTGGCTCTGATGCTAACGTAGCACCTGCACGCGCTACTGGTGTTGTTGGTGGTGCGTTCTTGCCATTAGGCTTAGAAGCGTTCTTGCCATCAGTAGGCACAAGTTCTAACGCTATTGAGTTCACGAAAGAGAACGCATTTACAAACCTAGCGGCAGAAGCGGCAGAAGCGGCACAAAAAGCAGAATCTAGCTTGACATGGACATTGGTTAATATGCCAGTTTCTACCGTTGCTCACTTCATTAAGATTTCTAAACAGTTAGCAGCAGATGCACCAGCTTTAGCAGCTTATGTTAATACTCGTATGGCTTACGGTGTGAATCTTAAAGTTGAAACACAATTGGTGGCTGGTAGTGGTATTGCACCAAACTTAAGCGGTATTTTAACTGCTGGTAACTTCACAGCGCACGGTATTGCGAATGCTGCATTAGGTACTGTGTTGAAAAAACTTGTATTAATCCGCAAAGTTTTAGCTGATACATGGGCTGCTGGTTATCCTGCTGACGGTATCGTGTTAAATCCTGCTGATTGGGCAACACTTGAAATCGACTTGATGACTACTGCGGCAGGTCAAACGCTTTATAACGTAAACGCAGCAGGTCAAGCGTTCTTATTCGGTGTGCCAGTGGTTCAATCAATCGGTATGACTGCTGGTAGCTTCGCTGCTGGTGCATTTGGTCAAGCTTACATGATTCACAACCGTGAAGGCGTAGTGATTGATTTGTCAGACAGCGATGGCGACAATTTCCAGAAAAATCTTATAACAATCCGTGCAGAACGCCGTTTGGCTCTTGCTACTGAGCGCCCAGGCGCAGTCCGCGCAGGTACTTTAACACCAGCATAGTTTAAAGCTGAATCTGTCAAGGCTTCTCACGAGGCTTTGATGGATTACGCTGTAACTCAATTCACAAAGGTTAATCATGACTATTAGATTTTTAAAATCATTGCAAGGCAATTATGAAGGTCAAATAGTCAGCGGTCTAGCTGGCGCAGAAGAAACACGTTTAATCGGTTTAGGCTATGCAAGCTATGATTTAGACGGTGAAGCAAGCAACGTTATTGATGCTAAATTTAAGACAACCGCCAACGGTGACATCAATGGGTTGATGGCTGGCGATGGTATGGTAATTCCTTTTGCATGGAATGAAGCAAGAACTAAAGATATTGAGCTGTTAAATCTACCTCCATTGATTCAAGCACCATTATGGGGAACTGTTGCTAGCGGTGCAGTAGCATGGGGGAAACGGATTAGACATTCAAACGGAATGCTTATTGAATGTACTACAGCAGGAACTAATGCCGCAGTAGAGCCAACTTATACAGAGTCTGCCGTAATGGTTAGCGGAACTGCAACATGGATAGCTGTAGCTATTAAATCAAGACTTAATGCAGATGGTTACGCAGTGCCAATTATAACACTATCAAATACACTACCTGCTGGTCTTGTATCGACACCAATGACAGTGTCATCTGGCAATTTGTCTAAAGTATTAGACATTACTGCCCCCAACGCCACAGATAGCAATGGTGGTAGCTGGAGCTGGACATTTAACACAGGCACAACCACTTCGTACATATCGACTGCACCACTAGGTTGCAATACGTGGAATCGTGTTATTGAATTTTTAAGCGACTCACCTAAACTTAGCATTTCATTTTATGGTAGCGGAACGTCAAGAGCAGTATTTTATGTAGATGACTACCCTATAGAAGAAGATACAACTTACCCATTACCTACAGCTGGAACAGAATCACATTACGTAATTGATTGGTCTGGTATTAAGAAAATGCGTAAGTATCGTATTGAGCTTGCAAACCAAACTAGGCTTAAAGGCATCAATGTAGACGCTTACAGTACATTATCACCTGCTTTGCAGTCTGGTATTGAAGCTATTATTCTAACGGACTCTTACGGAGATACGTCTAAGCCAGATAAGTTTTCGCATAACTCCTCACTAGTTGAAATATTAGCGAGAAAACTTGGTGTCAGATACTCTAAAGCTATTGCACAAGGCGGGTGCGGCTATTACACGTCAGGTGCGCCAAAATTTAACTCTGTTCAGTTTCTACAAGATTCGACAAACATAACACAGTTAAATAATTGGAATCCTCAGCTAGTCGTCTTATTACTTGGACTTAATGACAATAGCGTTTTACCTCAATCACTGGTCATTACAAATGCCTTGCAAACATGGCAAACACTAAGAGCGATGTACCCAAGTGCTGTTATAACTGTGGTAGGCGCACATGGTGCGGCACAACTTCCCACAGGGACATCAGCCGCGACTATTCTTTCACTAGAGGCTGACCTATTGGCAGCATTTAATACGTGGAATGACCAAAGAAGCCTATACGTTACACAAGCAGTAAACAATTTACACGGGGCAATGACTTATGGTATGTATTATTGGGGTGGTGGTTCTACCACTCACGGTACTTCTGATTATTACATAAGCACTGATGGAACACATCCTTCACCAATCGGTGCAGAGTATATTTCTACAAGATTAGCCTCTTTAATAAATGCAGGGCTAGCAAGGCTGTCATCATAACTAAATCTTAACCAACCGCCTTATGGCGGTTTTTTACGCTACAACTTCGGACTTAATCGGGAATAAATATGGCAAGCATCGTAAACAATACCGCAGTCGAGCTTGATACTCCAAGCGGTCATGCTGGCAGTATCAATGTGACTGATGCTAGCGGTGGCGTTAAGCTTGCTAGTCCAGTGGTAGCAATTG